TGTAATGGCTTTAAAGGTCTTAAATGTTGGACAAACTGGGGTTCTTTCTGCTAACTATAACACTAATACTCCTACTACTCCTAGAGCAGTTATTGAATCTAGTGCTTATAGTAGCCCTATTATAGCAGCAGTATATCCTGATGATACTACATTAGAAAGTATTTACCCTATTATAGCCGGTGGTTCACCTAACTATGTTGGAACAGAATACTCAAATATGGAGAAAACTGAAGGTAATGTAATAAAAACTTATAGTTCTACTTCTTCCGAAGGAGTAAATTTAAGCGGTATTAGTAATACAGTAGACCTTCTCGCTAATCACTATTTCATTATGGTAAATTCTAATAATTCTTTAACCCACCACTTTGCTAAGATAACTGAAATACTGGCCATAGATGATTATGGCGATGGAGTTAAATTTGAACCAAGTTTAGGTAAAGAAATAGTAGCAGATACTAAGTTTAAATTATTTAAAGGGCCAGCAATAACTAGTGATTTTGTTGCTATCGGTTTAGGAATTAAATCAGAATTACAGGATGATTTAGTTGTCGCTAGACCTCATTTTTGGTTTAAGCCTGACCTAAATAAGAAGAATGAACTAAATAATAATACTAAGTATATGTTAAGAACCAATGCAATTGCATCTGCTACTTCACCATTTTTAAGAATTGATACAGGGTCAGATTCATTAAAAACTACCTTTTTAGTTTCACAAGACTATTCTACTAAAATAGTAGATTATAGTAGATTTACTATGAAGGTTAAACTAATAGATAACTTAAGAGACTTAGATGTAGTGGCGGCTTCTACTTTTACTGCTACATTAATAAGTGGTAATAACCAAATGAGCAGTATTAGTATTGATGCCAATACTCTTTTATTTAGAGGGGTGAGTGGAACTAATATTCCGGTAGGAACATATGTTACAGCAGTAGCAAATGCAAATGAATTAACTTTATCAAATAATGCTACTGGTGCAGGAACAGTCACAGTTACAATACTCCCTTCTAATGAATCAGTGGTTTTTAATACTTTAGACTATACAGATTATGAAGAAGTATTTACTAATGCTAGAAGAGATGGTGATGATTTACTACTGGCTACTACTTCTAATTTTACTTCAAGAGGGCCGATTAGATATTTACACTATTCTTATTCTCCCGAAAAAGCAAACTATTCTTATAATGTAATATCGGCAGAAATAAATGAATCTATAAAGAAAAAGACTTCTTATTCCGATATAAAAATAGCGGATATTTATAGAATTTATCCCAGTAAAATATTTGAAAACGATGCTCTTAGAGTAAGGCATAGGTTATCAAGGGCTAAATTAAACGAATGGAAATATACTACCTTAGATGTTACTGTTGCTGCTACTGTTGTTTCTAGTGGAAGTGAAGAATACCGGCTTCTGTTTGTTGGTTTAGATAAATTCTTTACAGCCGGTGAAGAAATTAAAATTGGAGATAGAATATATTTAATTAAAGCGATGGGAACTAGTAGTGGAACGCCCTATATTAATTTAGCACAAGTAGACTATACTAATGATTCTACTATCAAGGTATATTCTAGGTTAGATACAGACTCAATTTACACTAATACAGGATTACCTAGTTTTATAGGAGAAAAAATATATCGTAGGGCCTTTAGTCCATTTAATAAAACTTTGTTAAACTCATTTGATTTAATAAATGATAGGTATGATGACTTACATTTACTAACTACTTCTAAAAATGCAACATATTCTTATTTCAATGCTAGTGCTGATGACTATGATAATAATTTACTTACTTTTACTATATCCAATGATAATTACTTTGATGATGCCTTTCACTTTGATGCAGAATACTATCTATATTATGAAAAACTAAATGGTTTAATTGAAATACTTGAGTATTATAGAGAGAATGGACAGACTATAATGAATGTTCAAGGCAGGGATATTATTTCTAATATACTTTCTCCCGTATTAAATAAAAATACTGTATTTAGTGAAGACATTATTTATTCTTCTATTGGCCCATTAAATGAATTAGTCTCATTATCAGCCTATGCTAGTGCTGAATTTAGTTCTAAAACTATTAATATTAAGAATAGTAGTAATGCTGCTTTAAGTATAACTCTAGTGGCAGGGGATAAACTTTATATTAAAACTGATGCGGGTTATACTAGATATGTAGGAGAAATAAACACAGGAGATTCGTCTTCGGCTTCATTCACTTCTAATAACTTTGTAATGCAATCTTACTCTCAAGTTCAATGCACAGGGGCAAGAAGTAATAATAGCGGTATCTATCCTCTATACAAGGCTAAAGTAGCCTCAAATACTAATCAAATTAGAAACTATGTTTTTAATAAAGCCCTTGCTAGTAATATTTTAACTAATTCTGTTACCTCATTATCTGGGAGTTCTAATAAAGGATTATTTATTACTGGTGGTAGTGCATTAGATACTTCAGGGTTAGAAACTACTTTATTAACTAATACTTCTGCTAATGCTGATAGTAAAGCAATAGGATATAACATTAGTAAAGTAGGTGGAGAAATTAATGGGGCTGATTATCAATGCGTTTTAGGAGATGGTCTTACTACTGAAACCCATGAAAGTTTTGTTACAGTTAATACTTTAATGGATTATACGGTAGTATCAACCCGAAAATATGAGGATAGTTATGAAATTGAAATAGCCCCTTATATTCCAGTTACATTAGGAAGAGTAGAAAATAACTATGCTAATACTTATAACTTGGCTACTAATGTAACAATAGGAACAACCGCCGGTAGTGCTGTTACTGATGAGAAATGGCTCATAGTAACTATACCCTCCGATGCAATAGATATTACCGTAAATTCTCCTATTTATATGGATAGTATTTTTATAGGATTATATAGAGGTCATATGATTACTGCTGGATGGAGTAGCATTACTTTAGATAGAGAATGTAGTTATGTGTCCGGTCAAACTTTAACTGCATATAAACCTACCGATACTTCTGATTATGGCAGACATACTAAAACTACTCATGAATTAGAATTAATTAATACAGGTCATTTACATGGAGGTAAGATAATTTCTTTGGCTTATTTCACAAATGAGGTTATTAATTCTGGTTTTGGCCCTGTTATACCTTCTCTTAATGTTATGTTAAAAAACTCTCAAAATACTTATACTTCGTTTGAAAAGTTCGGAAGCCCTATTTATTCTATTTATAGTTTAGAAAAGGGTTCTGCTGTTTCTTATGCCGCTAGTCATAAAATAGAAAATGAAAGAAATAACATTACTTCTTTATTTAAATATGCTAAGTTTCATACTGCTTATGTTTATAATCATTTACCAATTGAGGCTAGAGGAGTTAATCCTCCTTCTGGTTCAAATTATTTTGATAAAACTATATTACCTGATAATGGAACAGATGCAGATTACTTCGCATATCCTGATGAATTTGTTAAATTAACTGGTTCTGTGGATAAAGCCTTATATAGTGAGTTAAATTCATTTAACATTAAAGATAATTTAAATATACGAACTAAAAGTGTAGATAGAATGTTTATATTCGTTAATTCAGATGAGCACCCTTATTCTGATAAAAGAAATGATAGTCTTGCTAGTTCAATTAGAAATAGAGATGTGACTAAATATTCAGTTATGGGAATGCTTGCCCCTCAATCAACGGGTTCGGGAGATGCTAGACAGACAGATACAACTACAAATAGATATTCTAACTTAGATGGTGATTATACTACTAGTAATATTACTTCTGCTGATAAAGACATACATAAACTTCTTACTTTTGGTTTAATGAGATTAACAGAAGTAGTATTAGATTGGTCTTTTAACCAAATAGACCCAGAAAAACCAATAGACCCCAAACAAATAACAGACACAATTAAATTAATAGAACCCGTTGCATCAAATCTTAACGGAGGCTCTCAGTTTACTATTTTAATAGGTGACTATGCTACTGCTACCACAATTAACTGTCGTAATAGTTCTGGAACGGCTACTTCTGTATTAGGAGGAAGTGACCCATTAGTAGTAGGAGATATGATTATTGATTCAAATAATAGTCTTATAGGTATTGTTGGTGCAATTAGTAGTGATGGCCTTACTGTAACTTTTAAACATGACACTATTAAAACTACTAAAGACGCAAGCCATAATGATTATACTTATTTTGTAGGAAACATTAATAAACTAAAGAAGGCACAGGTTTTAAGTCCGTCTACATTAAGAGGATTTGGGGTAGAAGAAACTTTTGCAGTATTTAATGACACTATTCATATGAATAAAAGTGCTTATATTAACCAACCTGCAATTACTTCAAGTAATTATAAAATGACTGTTACTATTCCAGCCGATATACGGGCAGATAATACGGGTGGTGGCGGAAGTAATACCTTAATAACTCCTTCTACTACATGGATTGCTCACGAATTATATGATATAACGGGAACACTACACAAGGAATTCTTTTGGTTTAATCAAAGAACTTCAAGTGGAACAGCCACCTATACACAAACAACACCCACTGTTGCTACTGGTAGCAACACTTATAGCACTTATACTCAAACTGAAGTTCAAGTAGCGGCAGATTGGAATGATAAACATTCCCGACTGAATGATGCATATTCTATTCGTATTATAAGTAGTTCTAGTATTACTACTAATCCTCTTGTTACACTAAGACTTTTTAACTCTACCAACACTATTTTTGAGAATATTTATGGCACTCCAGATATAACTAAATTAGTAAGGGATAATGGTGCTGATGTTGCTAAAGTTCAATACTTCGGTGAAGTGGGTGATTTAGACAGAACTGATGATTTAGGGTGGGGGCTAGAAACAGATAGTGCTTTTTGGAAAGTTAATGATAATAAATTAGGAGGAACAATCAACTCTTCTATTGCTAATCAAAGAATAGCAGGAACTTATTTACCAGTAAATATATTAGGAGAACATAGTGCTACCTTTACTTCTTATTTTGATGTGTTGCAGGTTTTAGGGCGAGGAATTAAAAGTGATAGTTTTGCTAATATAGCAGTAAGTGATAGTGAAAATCTTTTCCAAAACTTTATACCTATTGCTTTAGATGGATTTAAAATAGAAGATAATGGAGAAAGAGAGATTACTGCCGGAGAAACTTTCCCAGCAATAGATTCAGGATTTATTACTGAAACAAATCATTCAGGAACTAAATGGCAGTTATTTGGATTAAAGTCTGCTACTTCCAGTAATTATGCGAGATACCAGTTTTATTTATCTGCGGGTGAAAACAGATTAATAACTACCCCTAGACTAGAAGCAGCAGGTTATATGCAAGGATTTAAACCAGTATTAGAAACCGATAGTGTTTCCCCTACTACTAGTAAAGCGGCAGGTAATAAATCGGTTTATGCTTATGCCTTTGCTTCAACAGGTAAGCATAAATGGTTAGATTTCCTTGATTTAACAGGTTGTTATTTAGTTAAAGTCAGTTCAAAAGTGCCTTTCAATGATACTTATGCTACTCCTATTTATGTTCTTTCTCATGAATTAGACACTACTAATACTAGTAGAAGCCACATAATTACTACTGATGTA